TGGGGAGTGTTGACAGTCCGTTTGTGCGAACGCGGGCAGTAATCGACCAGATGAAGGGCTGGGAGATCATGAAAGCCGTCACGAACGGCACGGAGTATTTGCGTGAAAACTGCGAAGCATTTCTGCCTCTAGAGCCCCGCGAAGACTATTCAGCGTATTTAGCTCGCGTAAATCGCTCTGTATTTACGCCTTACACGCAGCGTTTGTTGCGAGCTGCTGCTGGCTTAATTCTTCGCAAACCAATCAGCATTGAAGGAGACCCTTACTGGACAGAGGTCTTTAATAAGGACGTTGATGGCTGTGGATCAGATCTAGATGAATACGCTCGACGACTCTTGATCTGTGCCCTGACGTATGGGCACTGTCACACGCTGGTTGATTTTCCTGCGCCTTCGGATGCGAGAAGTCTTGCAGAAGAGCGTGCTCTTAATCGTCGGCCCTATTGGATTGAGGTGGATCCCACTCAGATCTACGGTTGGCGACTGGACCGCGAAACCAATTACGGAAACCTTACGCAAGTTCGGATTGGCGAAAAGGCAGTAGTCCCTGACGGTGAGTTCGGAGAAAAGGTTTATGACCAAGTCCGTGTCATCGAGCCTGGTCGTTATCGCGTCTTCCGGCAAGAAGAGCAAAAGAAAGAGATGCAAGGGCAGTTCCCATACCCCTCTGCATTCAATCAATCCGACGCTTCAGCGCAGTATGAGCTGGTTGAATCTGGCGATTTCTCGCTTGGGCAAATTCCCTTGGTGACGATCTACGCCAATAAAACGGACACAATGACCAGCAAGCCACCGCTGTTGGACATTGCTCATCTCAATCTGGCCCATTATCAACGCCAAGCGGATCTTATCCACAGTCTCCACATTGCTTCGCAACCGATGCTCGTTCTTGAAGGTTGGGACGACCAGACGAAGGACATGGCGATCAGTGTTAATTACGCGATGGCGACCCAGCCGGGTAACAAGGTCTATTACGTGGAGCCTGCGTCAAGCGCGTTTGAGGCGCAATCGGCTGAGATCCAAGAGTTGCAGCAACAAATGGCGACGTTAGGTATCAGCACGCTGAGCCAGCAAAAGTTTGTGGCTGAATCTGCCGATGCACGTCGTCTAGACCGTATCGACACCAATTCAATGCTGTCGATGGTGTCGATGGACTTGGAGTCCGGCTTGCAAAAGTCTTACAACCTTGCTGCTGATTATTTGGGTATTGAGCCGCCTGAGGTGAAGATCAGCCGTGACTTCGACTTGCAACGCCTGATCGGACAGGACATTGCTGCAATGGGTCAGCTGTTTGAAGACGAAGTAATTAGTCGCGAAGAGTTTCGCGACATGCTGGTGCAGGGCGAAATCCTGCCTACAGCAGCTGAGCAACCAGAAGCAGAGCCCCCTAGCGAGGAGCCTTCACCTAACAGCGATCAAATCGACCGTTTAATCAACGCAATGATGCAGTGAGGCCATGGCAGACAAAACCAGCCTCACGCTTGCACAGATCGCTGCCTTAGTAAAACTCGCCAAAAAAGTTGATCAGTTCAACAATCTGCTGTCCGGCAACGGATCACCGGGCGACATCGGCACCAACGGTGATTGGTATGTCGATGTATTAACCAAGCGTCTGTACGGACCTAAGACAGAAACGGGCTGGGCAGGACAGCCTGTTGCCATTGGCACGGCAGACGAAAGCGGCACACCACGAGCTACCGCACCAAGAACAAGTGTTGCTGCTGACGGCAGTCTTGCCGCTACTCAGGGTGCAACTGGTCCTCAAGGGCCTCAAGGCGAGCAAGGTCCAGCCGGACCTGCAGGCGCTACAGGAGCTACAGGTGCAACTGGCGCTACCGGTGCAACAGGAGCTACTGGCCCTCAGGGACCAGCAGGCGCTGATGGTGCAGACGGAGCTGACGGAGCCGCTGGCGCAACAGGACCGCAAGGCCCACAAGGCGCTACCGGACCCCAAGGTCCTCAAGGTGATACAGGTTTAACGGGCGCTACTGGCGCTGCAGGTGCAGACGGTGCTGATGGCGCAGCTGCAACGATTGCGGTTGGCACAGTCACAACAGGAGCAGCAGGTTCTTCTGCTTCAGTAACCAACAGCGGTACATCTGCTGCCGCAGTTTTTGACATCACGATCCCTCGGGGAGCTACAGGCGCAACAGGCGCTACTGGTCCAGCAGGCTCAGACGCCTTTGTTGCGGTCGGAACAACAGCAGAGCGTCCAGCATCACCTTCGACCGGCGCTATCCGATACAACACTACAGAAAACCGCTTTGAAGGCTATAACGGAAGTGCCTGGCTAAACCTCTCTCCAGCCACTGTGGATGAGCTGGGTGGCACGGTTTAGACTTTCACAAACGCCTATTTATCATGGGACTTCGTTTTGAAGAGATCAATCCTCCCAAAAAAGAGGAAAAGCCCGCAGCAAAGAAGCCTGCCGCTAAAAAAGCAAAGGACAGTAAAGTAGCAGAGTAACTTCATTTAAATAATGGAAGAACAAGTCATCCAGGAGACGCCCGTGGCGCCTTCTGAACAGCCCGTGGCTGCGACTGAGACTCCTGCTGTCGATGTGTCTGCTTACGAGCAGCAAATCCAAGCACTGCAACAGCGTGCCAGTGAAGCCGAGGAAAAATTCCAAGGCATTAAAGGCAAGCTCGACGACGTTTACAAAAAACAAGACGAGCAACGCCGCAAAACTCTTGAAGATCAAGGCCAGTGGAAGGATCTTTGGGAAGAAGCCAACAAAACTGCCCAGACCAAAGATCAGCAAATCGCTGAACTAGAGCAAAAGCTGGCGGATCTTCGGACTTCAAACGAAACCGCAGCGATGAAAACGTCTGCGCTGTCAGCCATCAGCGAATCTGGAGCGATCAATGCTGCTCAGATGCTTCAGCTCGTTCAAGGCAACTTGAAAAAGGCTGAAGATGGCAGCGTCAAAGTGCTGAATGGTGGCGTTGAGGAAGATCTCAATGTTTACCTTGCCAAGCTAAAGAACCCCGGTTCTGGTTATGAGCATCATTTCAAACCCAGCAGTCAAGCTGGAATGGGTGCCAAGCCTGCGACTGGCGTTTCCGGCACCGGAGGTGTCGCTAATCCTTGGGCAGAAGGTAGTATTAACTTAACAAGGCAAATGACCTTGGAAGCTACCGACCCCGATCTTGCAGCCGTGCTCAAGAGAGAGGCAGGTAAATAGTCCCCGTGGGACACCAAACTCAAGTCCGTGACTTGAAACCCCGCAAACTTTATCCCTGAATAAGAAATGGCCGCCCCATTTCAGAATTATTCCGGCGGTGTCCTTCTGGCGGACATCGTAAAAAGGAATAATCTCAGCACTTATGTGTCTGAGGCAATCAAAGAGCGCAGCTTGTTCATCAAGTCTGGCGCCGTGGTTCGTAACGCTCTTCTCGATTCACGTGAAG